GCCCTACGCAGCAGCCGTTCACGAGGGCATGCACATCAACAAGAAGGCCGGCACGACCGTCCTCATGGTGAACTGGACGAAGGCGGGCACCGGCCCGAAGTACCTCGAAACGCCGCTGCGCGAGAACGCCGACAAGGTGCTCGCGCTACTCAACAAGGCGACCGCACGCGCGCTAGGAGGCTGACGCTATGGACACGCCCGTGGATATGAGGGTCCAGTTCGGCCATCACCCGTCAATCCCCGTCCGAGTCGGGTGGGCGCACATCACCAAGCCCCGATTCGAGGGAACGCAAATTGTCGCCGATGTCACGCTCAGGGTGAACCGCCGCAACATCGCGTGGGCTGTCGCCCGCCTCGGCCACCCGATTGTGGCGTTGCGCTATCTAGCGCGGGTGATGCCATGACGATGTGCTCAGACATGGCGGCGGCCCTCGTGACCGCGAACGTCGGCACCATCGGGGCGACCATCTTCTACGACGGCATCGCTCCCGACGCGGTCAACACGTGCGCGAGCCTCAACCAGTACGCCGGGGATCCCCCGCTCGCGTCGTTCGGTGATCCGTTCGCGGCGGAGCGTCCGGGCTTGCAGGTCATTACGCGCTCGATCGTCGCGGACACAGCACTCGACCTTGCGTACAGCGTCATGCACGCGCTCGGTGCGCGAAGCGACTGCGAGGTGCGCTCTCACCCGATGTATCTCGGGCAGGACGGCAAGCTCCGGCACATGTACTCGACGAACTACAACACGCTCCTGCTGTAATCCGCTCGCGATAGGCACGGTCAATCGGGCGCCCACGGGCGCCCTCTCTATTGGAGGTACGTATGGCACTCGCAGGCAAGGACACCACGCTCTGGGTCGGAGCTTCCCCGGCCAAGGTTCTCGGAATCGAATCCGTCAACGTGGGCGCGGCCACTGACAAGATCAAGACGACCTCGCTCGGTGATTCGTGGGACACGTTCATCGCTGGTATCAAGACGGGCGACGAGATCAACGCGACCGGCCACTTCGAAGTCTCCGACACCACCGGCCAGATCGCGCTGCGCACCGCATGGCTCGCAGGCACGGCCATCGCGTGTGAGGTCCGTAACGGAGCGACCGTCCCGAAGGTCGCGTTCTCGGCCATGATCGCGGGATTCTCGACAGGCGCTGCGCTTACCGGCCCCGTCACCGTATCCATCAAGATCCAGCCGTCCGGTGCATTCACCTACACCGACGCATAGGAGGCCGAAATGGCGACCGCAGGCAAGGTAGGTGGCGTGTTCGCCAGTACCACGGACAGCACGTCGACCTTCACCAACCAGGCGACGACCGCGGACACGGCGAAACTGCGCTACTCCATCACGGAACGCTCCAAGTCGGCATGGCCGCCCGATTCGGCGGTGGTGGTCAAGAAGAACGGCGCGGCCATTACAACCGGCTTCGCCATCGAGTATGCATCCGGCACCGTCGTGTTCGATGCAGCACTCACGACCGAGACCGTCACGGTCGGCGGTACGTACCAGCCGGTGGCGGAGGTCGGCGGCTTCTATTCGTGGGCGCTCGACGCGAACGTGGCGCTGATCCCGGATACCGACTTTATCGCAGCGCGCGCCGGATGGGCGACGTTCATGTCGACCGGCGTGTACGGCGGGACCGTCACCGCGTCGCGCTACTGGGACATGGACGGGTTCAGCGAGCGCGTTGGGCTCCCCGTGCTCGTCAAGCTCTACGTCGATGTTGCCACAGGCGGTCACTGGGTCGCGTGGGCTCTGTGCGACAAGTCCGCAGAGTCAGCCGACCTTGGAAAGCTCGTCGACGAGCCTATCGGCTTCACGCTGGTGGGTCCGATCTGCTACCGCGACACAGAATAACCACGACCGGGGAGGTCGACATGAACGGAATCACTGTTGAGATCGGCGGCAAGTCCTATCCGCTTCGCTGGGAAGTTGGGAGTGTCAAGGAGTTCGAGACGCTCCACCCGTCCTTCAACGGCGCACCCGTCGCGTGGCAGACGAGCTCGTTCCAGTCCTCGCCGCTGTTCGCGTTGTGGGCCATGTCGCTGCGATGCAACGGCGTGAAGATCACCGAGGCGGATGCGCTCGAACTCTTGCAGGCGTACCTCGACGAGGGACACACCATCGAAGATGCGCGCGAGCTCGTGGGCGAAGCGGGCGCGGCGGGTCACTTCCTCGCCATCATCGAGCCTGACGCTGAGGACGAGGTAGAGGCTTCCCCTCTGACGCCCGAGGATGGTACGACCGCGCCCTCGAAGTAGGGCTGGGCGTCCTCGGGCTGACGCACGACGCATTCCACGCGCTCACGCTCGGCGAGTTCGACGAGCTCGTGAAGGGCTACAACGCGCGCCAGACGGCCTCACGCTACGCCGCGCTCGAGGCCGCGTTCTTCACCGCCGCGCTCTCACGCGCGGACGACCTCAACGCACAGCGCACGGCGTTCGCCGACGCGCTCGACCCAACACCGCGACCGACCTATCGCGACGAAGCCGTGACGTGCGGCCTCCACCCGCCGGACTAGGAGTGTGACGCATGGCCGGAGACGCGATCATAGGGCGCATCGTCGCGTTCTTGGAGGTCAACGACACCAAGTTCACAGCGGGAATGACGAAGGCCCGCACGCAGTTCTCGGGCTTGCATAGCGACATGCAGTCCAAGGGCAAGGCGATCACCGGCATCATCTCGAGCATCGGTACCGCGATGATCGCGGTCGGTGCGGTGAAGTTCCTCGAAGGTGCCGTGCAGAAGGCCATCGCCGATCAACTAGAACTCGTCAAACTGAAGACCGCCGTCGAGGCGACCGGTCAAGCGTGGAGTTCCTACTCGGGCTTCATGGATGAGGCCACAACTGCGGGCATAAAGCTCGGATTCGAGGACGCCAAGACCACCGCCGCGCTCGCCAAGCTTACGCTGATGACGGGCAGCGCGTCCGTGGCGCTCAAAGACCTCGGGCTTGCCCAGGACGTGGCGCGCGGCACCGGCATGGACCTTCTCTCCGCGAGTTCGCTCGTGGCGAAGGTCGAAGAGGGCCGTATCGGTATCGCGTCGCGCATGTTGCCGTTCCTCAAAGCCACCATGACGCAGGAAGAGGCCATGGCGGCGCTCCGTGAGCACTTCGCGGGGCAGGCCGCCGCATACGAGGAGACGGCCGCCGGCAAGGCCGAGAAGCTCAGCGCGTCCTACGACCACCTGCAGGAGACCATCGGCTACAAGTTGCTGCCCGCGTTCGAGAAGGTTGTCGATGAGCTCTCCGATGCCATCGATTGGTTCGACTCGCTCGACGAGGACACGAAGAGCAACTACATCACGTTCGGCCTGTGGGCAGGCGGACTCGCGATCGCGGTGCCCACCATTATCAACGTCGCCAAGGCCATCACGATGGTCCGCGACGCCATGATCGCGTCGAAGGCCGCCGCAGCCGGTGGTATCGGCGTTAATGCCGTCGCAGGGGCGGGCGCGGGCGCCGGAGCCGGTGTCGCTACGGGGTTGGCGGAAGGTGCGGCTGTGGCAGCCGTTCCCGCCGGATACGCAGCGCTCAAGTCCGGTCTCCTCGTTCCGAGCGGAGCCGTACCGGCCGCTGTACCGTCCGCCGCTGCGGGTGCAGCGGGTGGCGGAATCATGGGAGCGGCGGGCCGTACTCTGGGATCCGCCAACCCCGCCGCCGCGATGGTCGCGTTCGCTGCGTCCCCGCAGAATCAAGCCAGCTTCGATAAGAACGCGCCAGAGGGCAAGCGTCTGCTTGACTCGGTGAGCCAAATCGGTGCGGTCAAGGCCGCGGCGGTATCGCTCAAGCCGAGCCTCCTCGACATGTGGAAGGGCTTCACGGATTCCGCGTCCGGCGCGGGCACGCTCAACGGCGGACTCCTGGACCTCACGGACACCACCAAGGGCTACACGACCGCGCTCGAGTACGAACTCAACGACCTGTCGCTCACGCAGACCGCCGACCGCACAGCCCTGCAGGACAAGATAGCCGTCAAGGCCGCTCACGAGGCCCTCACCGCCGCGATCAAGAAGTACGGCAAGGGAAGCGACGAAGCGCGTGTCGCGCGGCTCAACCTCACTGCCGCCGAGAACAAGGCGAAGGACTCCGCGGAGGTCGCTGCAGACGCGGCGCGTTCGGCTGCCGCTGCGGCTGCTAGGGCCGCCGCGAAGTGGGACCTGCTCGCGGATGCCATAGGGCGCGCGAATCACCAGTACGCGACGAGTCCGATGCAAGGAAGTGCCATCCGCGTGCCGGGTACGCAGCTTACGCTCGCGTCGGGCGGCGTCTTCTCGCGCGCCACGTCGGCCATCATCGGCGAGGCCGGTACCGAGGTCATCGTCCCCACCAAGGGCGACGCGAACTCACGCGCGCTTCTCGCCACCGCGGCATCGCTCAACGGCGTGTCGGGCGGCGGAAGCGTGTCGAGCGTCACGAACTACTTCACGATCACCGCCAACGTCTCCAACGACTATGACGTCGACCGTCTCGCCGAGCGTCTCCAGCGCATCCAGTCCACCCGTGCTCGCGCGATAGGAGCGACGGCATGAGCGTATTCACGTTCGACGGTGTGACCGACGACGCGATGTCGCTGCGTGTCATGCCGCAGACATCCGAGAGCCTCGGTACGCCGCTGTCTCGCGTGTTCGAGGTCATCCCCGGCATGGACGGCGCGTACCTGCACGGCACCACGAAGGGGCCGCTGCAGTTCGACTTGCCGTGCTCGCTCATCTCGACCTCCGACTCCGATGCGCAGACCAAGCTCGAAGCGTTGCGCGCGTGGCTCATCACGGACTCGGCGCGTGCGCTGGTGTTCGCAGATCGTCCCGACCGAACGTACCTCGCGCTCCTCGACGGCGAGACGTCCATCGGGCGCAGCGCCGCGTCGTATCGGACCTTCACGCTGCACTTCGTCGTCTCGAACCCGGTCGCGTGGGCGGACGGCGACACCACGTCCTCGATCACAACTGACGACGAGGGAGGGTCGCCGTTCGACACGTCCGTCGTCAACGCAGGAGGAGCTCCTACCTGCCCTCGCTTCACGCTCCCGTTCACGGCGCCCGCCACGTTCGTGAAGGTGTCGTGTGGCGGCTCCTACGTGCAGGTCGGCGCACCCGCGACCGTAGCCGACACGCCGTTCGAGGCGCGCACCGTCGTACTCCATGACGACTGCTCGTCGCTGACGGGCTGGGGCACGGGCACGAACGGCACGTCAGTCGTTGGCACGATGACGACGGACTCGTCGAAGTTCTACCCGTCCGCGTTCTCGAGCGGCACGTCCGACCACGGCCCGACCATCCGCAAGGTCCTTGCCTCGACCGTGCAGGACTTCGAGGCCACCGCCATCGTCGGGCTCGACAACCGCACGCCCAAGGGCTCGGCTGCCGGCGTCTACGTCTACCTCATGAACGCCGCACACACGAACGTGTTCGTGATGCGGATCATGGACGCATCCCCCGCCACCTCTCGCATCGAGGCCATGTTCGCCGTGGGTTCGCGCATGTTCAAGACGTGCGGGCCGCATCACGACACCGACTACAACAACTTCAACGGCGTCCTGCGTATAACGCGTGTCGGGGCGAAGATCACGATGACGGTCGGCCAGGGCCGCACGGAATCCGGCCTCGCGCTCGCCACGACGTTCACCTTCACGGAGGCGTCCGCGTCTGCCGCGATCGCGGAGGTTGAACTCCGCGTGTGCCGCTTCGGCACCAACCCCGCCACCGCGTCGGCCTACGTCACGCAGGTGGATGTCGTGCGGCTCAACACGCCGTCAGCCACCGATGTCGTCTACGTCGCGGGTGCGGGCGACACGCTCACGCTCGACCACGCGACCTCGACCATCCTCCGCACCGCCCCCGGCGCGGATCACGCCGAACGCTACATGACCTACTACGACTTCGAGAGCGACTTCTTCGCGCTCCCCGTCGGCACATCGACCGTCTCCGTGGCGACTGACGGCACCATCGTCGGCGCGTCCGAGACCCACCGCAACTGCTGGAGGTAGGTACATGTCAAGCATCGTCGGCCCGTTCATGGGCGGTGCCGTTATCATCCTCGACGCGCAGGACCGCGCGGTCGCTGTGCTCTCCAACGAGCAGGGCGGCATCGACGCCGCTCCTTGCCGCTTCTGGGATGACGTTCACACCGAGGATTTGGCAGGTGTGCTCACCTACGACTTCACCTGTGAGGCCACGCACGCCGATAGCGTGTTCGTCACCGACAACGCGCCCATCCTCATCCGCAACGACGACGGCGACCTCCGCTACCTGCGCATCGTCACCATTGACGACGTGAGAGCGGGGGAGGCTCGCTACAAGGTCGTCCACGCCGAGAATGCCGCGCAAGAACTCAACGGCCGCATCGTGCGGCAGCAGTTCTTCTCCGCGCAGACTCCCGCAGCGGTGGCGGCTTCGCTCCTTGCAGGAACGCGCTGGGAGGTCGGCGACGTCGATTGGGCTGGTGGCGTCGACATCGAGTACCGCGAACTGCCGAACGTCATGGAAGCGACACACACGCTCGCGGAGGCAAGCGCCCTCGAGGTGCGCTGGAGAGTCGAGTTCAACGGCTCCGTCATCACGCACCGCTACCTCGACCTCGTGACGCGCATCGGGAGCGACCGCGGCGTGGCGTTCGACTACGGCAAGAACCTCGTCGGCGTGAAGCGCACGTCAGACTCCACCGGCATCGTTACGCGCATGATCGGCGCGGGCAAGTCCGACGCGACGGGCGTGTACGTCACCTTCGCAGGCATGACGTGGAGCACGCCGGGAGATCCCGCGAACAAGGCGGCCGGTCTCGACTACCTGCAGGACGACGAAGCGGTGCAGCGGTGGGGCGTCATCGAGGGCGTCCACAACGACCCCGACATGGCGTCTGCCGAATCGCTCATCCACGCGACGTGGAAAGCGTTGCAAGCCGCGAAGGACCCCGCGCTCACCTACGAGGTGGACCCGGTACTCCTCGAGCATGTGTACGCGCAACAGCCTGGCGGCGGCGACTTCCCCTATGAGGGCGAGCGCGTCCGACTCGGCGATACGGTGCATGTACGCGACACGACGTTCAAACCGCCGCTGCTGACCTCTCAGCGCGTCACGGAGGTAAAGCGTGGCTACGCATCCTCGACGCCAACGGTAGGTGCCGCATGAGAGATTCCGTGAAGATCGGCGCACAGCGCACGGGCTACTTCGACACGCTCAAGAAGCTGCTGGATGCACGGCGCCGCCAACTCGCCAACGAAGGCGGCGCGAGCATCACCAACCTCCCGCGGACCCTGCTCGTCTACATCTATAAGCGGTTCGCTACGCCACCGGAGGTCCCGTCCGCCACCTGCACCTACACCGTTGCGACGACGGCGGTTGCGGGCCTCACGAACGGATGGACGCAGGCCAAGCCGGACGGGGACGATCCGCTATATGTCACCGCCGCCACGGTCAGCACCGTCTCCGCTACAGACACCATCGTCCCGGGCGATTGGGCCGCTCCGATTCTGGACGACGCGCGCTCGATGAAGTCCGCGGTCGTGTTCCTATTCCAGCGCACGGCGGGCTCGTCCGCTCCCGCGCGCCCTGCGAATCCGCTCATCTACACGTTCGCCACGGGCGTGCTGTCCGGCACGCTGGACGGCTGGACGCAGGCGCTTCCGACGGCGGGCGGATCGTACCGCTGGATGACCAGCGCCGCCGCTATCGCCGACACGCCTACCGACACCATCGCGGCGGCACAGTGGTCGGACGTGGCGCTGATGGCGGCGGACGGCTCGCAGGGCCCTACTGGCTCCACCGGCCCGCAGGGAAACCCCGGCGCACCCGGCGACCCCGGCGCACCCGGCGACCCCGGCGTAACAGGTCCGCAAGGCATCCCCGGATCGCCCGGCGGTACCGGTGCCACTGGTCCGACCGGCCCCGCAGGGCCCTACACCGTCTACGCCTACCAGCGTGCGGCGACGAATCCCGGTGCTCCTACGGGCGGTAGCGGCACCTCAGCTCCGAGCGGCTGGTCGTTCACCCCACCCACCTCCAACGGCAACCCGCTGTGGATGACGACCGCCTACGCCGATGGCAACACCAACACGCTCACCGGCCCGTGGTCATCGCCCGTCCAGATGGAGGGCATCGGCGTCAAGAGCTTCTACACGACGCCGACCGTGCCGTACTCCGTGGGCGACCTGTGGTTCTCGTCAGGCGGCGGGAGCGGACTGATCTATCGTTGCGCCACCCCGGAGCTGACCACCGGCTCCTACAACATCTCCGACTGGACGGCGCTCGAGCTGCGCGCGGACTACGTGGTGGCCAACGTCGCGCTGGACTCGCCGGTCATCACCGGCGGCGTCCACCGCACGGCGGCGAGCGGGACTCGGGTGATGCTCTCGCCACTCGACTACCCGAACGCTGGATATGGACATCGGTTCGCGGCCTTCCACGCCCTCTACGACAGCGGGAACACGGCCATCGGGGAGATAAGCGGACAGGGCGACTCGAACGGGCAGTTCCTGTCCGTGAACAGCCCCGTCCAGGTCTCCGTTGTCGCGCCGACAATCGTCCTAGACGCCGCGACGGCAGTCATCGTCAATGGCCCAATGACAGCGGATGGCATCAACGCCGCCGGCACCGTCACCGCGCCCATCGTCCAGCTGACGGGTGGCGGCACCACCGTCCGGTTGCGTTGCATCAGCAGCGGCACCGTCCAGAAGTCGATCAACGGCGGCGCATGGACGACCGCGTTCTAGGCGCTGACAGCGGCCCGACCATGGGCATGACGACAAGCTCACCCGAGACGGAGGCACGGCCATGACACTGAAACTGTGGAAGCAGCCGCTCGAGTTCGACATCGGGCACGGGCTGGGCAACACGGGCGCTGGCGTCTACGACCCCGGAGCGACTCCCGTCAGTGAGGATACCCGACCATGACCGCATCCGAGATCGAGAGGCTGGGGCAATGAGCGTGGAGCTGACCGTCACCATCATCCTCGCGTTCGTGGCCGTGGGGTCGCTCGTCGTCAACGCCATGCAGGGGCGCATGAACGGTCTGCTGGGCAAGGCGCGCGACCAGCGGGACCAGAAGGACATCGAGATCAAGGGCAGGGCGCAGGACAACGCCGACGACGTGCAGGTGCTATCCGTCGCCAAGGTCAACATCGAGATGCTCGAGAAGCAGAACGAACTGCTGACAAGGCAGCTCGAGCTCAATACCGCTCAGGGCGAACAGCGCGAAACCGACTGGCGCAAGCGTGAGGCCGAATGGCGGCGCGAGAAGCTGAACTTCGAGACGCGTATCAGTGACGTGGAGAAGCAGTACAAGTCGCTCGTGAAGCAGGTCAACGAGATCGGCGTGTGTTTGCGGTTCGAGACCTGCGACGACTACAAACCGGCCGGCCGACGCACAACGGTGGACACCAAGGTCGGCGGCACGGAGTAGGTGCGCCACCAAACACAAGAAGTAGGAGGCACGGTATGTGCGAAGTATGCGGGACCGTCCATCCATCGGGCACACCCTGCCCGTGCAGCACTTGAGGGTAGCCCGTTTCCCGGTCGGGAACCGTGGCAGTTAGATGACACAAGTGTCAACTAGGCGTTCTAGTTTTCACGGCTTAGTGCGGTTTATCTCAGCGTCCTGAGTAAAGTGCGCCTTCTCACTGCGAAGGTTCGCTTTCGGCAATAGTAACGCGCCGCGTTATGCGACCTTGGCGCCCAAGGTACAACATGCGCCGCCCGAAGCCCGCTTGTTGTACGAAACGTACAACGGGTTGTCATCTGACAACACGTGTGAGTCGTTCGACTAGGAGAATGAGTCGTTAACACCATCACGGGGCCTCCGCATGAGGCCCTTTGTCATGTCAGGCGACGATGGGAGAGACTCGTGCCGTTCGCATACCGGGACGCTGGGCTGATGGCCAGGGCGCGCATCTACGACCTGACGCAGCACCAGTCGGTCGAGATCGTGAACGCCGGCGACTTCCACACGAACGACCCGCACGCCATCGTCGAGATGATCCGCGCGATGTGCGCGTGGCTCGCCGATGCTCCGAACCGCTACGCCATCGTCCCCGGCGACGTGTTCAACGCCGCCATGATCGGGAGCGTGTCGCTCGACCTCGACGAGGTGGGCATGTCGCAGAAGGACACGCGGCACCTGCTGGCGCGCATCCTCACTCCCGTGCGCGACCGATTCCTAGCCATCTTGCCCGGCAACCATGACGACCGCGTGAGTAAGGCCACAGGAGAGGACTCTGTAGACGCGCTGTGCTGCCAGGTGGGGCTACCGTACTTCCCCGAGGGCGAGGCGTTCATACGCGTCCTTGTGGGCGCGTGGAAGCACAACGCGAAGCCCGTCGCGTACTCCGGCTACGTCACCCACGGCAACGCGGGCGGACGGCTGCCCGGAGGCAAGGCCAACAGCCTGCTCGCCATGCGCA